TTCCAGCGCCGACATGCGATTGCCGCTCTTCACAGCATCACCGGCAGACGGCATACGCGAACGGCTACCCGCGTCCGCCATGGCGCTGCCACCCTTCTTCATACCTGCAGGTGCAGGATTTCCTCCTCGGCCTTTCACGATGTCCTCGAATGAGCGGGGAGGACTTCCTAGTCCTCGGCCTTTCACGATGTCCTCGAATGTTTTCCCAGAAGGTGCAGCGGCCTTAGCTGCAGGTGCAGTGGCCTTAGCTGCAGGTGCAGCGGCCTTCTTTGGCGTGTCTTCTTCGCGTGTCCGCGTATGGTAGCGTTCACCACCAAAAGTAAATTCCTTCTTGCCTGCCTTACGCGCAGCAGCAAATGCTTTCCCAAATTTAGTCATGGTTTGTCTTTCTTATTAGTGCCTCTATTAACCCAATCCTGCACTGTATTAGTCTCGTATATACGAAACGAAGTCCAAATTATAGTGAAAATGGCGGCAATAGAGGGGAGCATATTAACGAGCGTTCCGACCACCGTGACAGCAGATATGGTATCCAATAGCTGCCTATCTATGTTAGACTCAATGCCCATATCAACAGTTCCACGCCTTTAGTGATTTATTGATGCGGCTATTGGGGTCGTTAGCGGTTTTAGCCGAGGTATTTTTCTTTTTCATACCTGTCATGCGGGCACAAAAAGACTCCTTACGAGGTCCACCTTTTGGTTGTGGAGCTTTAAGCCCCGGCTTCCCCGGGTTGGCTTTGTTGTAAGAGGCGCGGCCCTTAGCATTCAACCCCCCAGCGGGGTTTTTTCCCGCCTTACGGGTCCACGCGGGCGTCTTGGGCATCAGACCATCTTACCCTTAGTGTGGCCCTTCTTGGCAATTCCGTCGCCGCGAGTGACTTTGCCGCCCGCAGCCATCTTCTTGGTCTTAGCCTTGGTCTTAACCTTACCGCCCTTTTTGTAAGAACCAGCAGAGTTAAACTTATTACTTTTTAAAAAGTTTTTATCTGACTCTTTGTCAGTATCAGAGTCTCGTTTGGCCTGAGTAGCTTGGTAAAGCAGACCCGCCATCGGACCTAGAGCTTTCTGGATGTCCCCAAAAATACCTTTACCAGTGATTGACCCCGCAAGCGGTGAAATGTCGCCCAACTTAATAGGCATTATGCTACTTCCTTCTGTGGGGGCACAACCATCGGGTAGAGGACATCCCTACCAAATTCACCTTCATACTCTTGGACACCCATGTGTCCCAGCTTGATCGAGGGGTCTATCCAGACTTCAAAGCCATGTTCACGGACGCGGTCGCAGAAGAGATAATCCTCCCCGATGTAGCCCTCTTTAGTGAGCATGAAGTCAAACATACAGGGGACGGTGCGCGCCGAGCGTTCGTCGTAATAACGCCACTCAGGGTGAGCAGCGTCAAGAGTCTCGAAAACATCACGCCGAACCATCATGAAGGCGGTAGCCACGCGGCGTGCGCGTACGAGGCCCATGTTGTCCATCGTAAGCTCGTTGTCGCTGCCGTGGTCCAGAGTCGCTATATACGTCTTGGTTGTGCTGCGGGTGCGCGGGACGCCAGCAACGATACCCTTCTTGGGGTCTGCGGTCCAAGCCATCAGCCGGAAAACATCAGCAGCTTCAAAGTTGATATCGCTATCAATGAACAACAAGTCCGTGCAGTCAGAGTCCAACATATCCTGCGTGAGCAAGTTACGAGCGCGGGAGACAACAGAGCAGCCACAGATACTGCCAATCTGGACATCTACGCCGTGCTGCTGGGCTTGCTGAGCAAACTGAGCCAATGAAATAGCCAGCTTCAAGGAGACCTTGAAGTCGTAAGCAGGTAGCGCAATGAAGATGCTGCGTCCTGCTAGATCAAAAGCTTTTTCGTTTTGCACATATCACCCGTAAAAGACGACGGTTGAGGTAGCGTTCGTTACAGTACCGTAAACCGCCCTCTCTGCAAGAATACCTTCTCCCGGAAGGATTATATAGGCGTACCCTGCATCAGCAGCGGTGGGGGTATTGAGTGTCAACAGCGTAGTCCCACCATTACCATTAGCAATTACTACGGAGCCAGCGGAAACGCCGCACACTACGTAGATGCCCTTAATGCGAACACGCGCGAGTGCATTAGCACCTTGGTCCAAAAAAGACCCGGTAGTAGTTAGCGGGGTAGTGGCCTTAATATCGGTTTGCATACCCATCGGTATTCTCCTTCTTAGGGGTTAGTACCGATTAGCTCACACCAAGTACAGCTACGCTATAGGTAGCGGCAGGAGGGTTAATTGCGCCAGCAGTGATATTAGACGCACGGATAGTCACTGTGTTAGCTGCCGAAACAAAGGCGTTAAACACGATACCCGCAGTCGGGGCAGCAGGCAGGCCGAGCACTACTTCATCGTTGATGGCAGCGCCCGTAACCGTAACGGTAAGGCTGGCTTGCGAAACAGCATCGATTGAAGGGAAGTCCAACGACGCCGAAGCGGCGAGGATTTTGTTGAGAGTAGCCCCGACAGTTACCGTGCCGGTAAGCGAGTTAGTCGTAATCGACTGGAAGCCGTTCTCCGAACGTACTGGGCCAGAAAAGGTAGTATTAGCCATGATAATATCTCCGTGTAGTAGCACAAACTCATACCGTCTCTACTAAGTCTGCTAGGGCAGTCGGTATAAGTATAAATCCTAGTAGGTGTAGCCATACACCACATAAAGTAAGAGGGGAAGAGGTTTCCCTCTCCCCCTCTGAGTTCTTATGCAGAACCCGACGAACCGAACATACCGAGCGGGTCAGACCAACCGAACGAATAACGTTCGCGGGCCTTATAACGCACATTGCCGGTGTCAAAATCCCCGTCCATGCCCGTACTCATTGGAGTACGAACAAAGTGCTTCAGGCCGTTTGGCACATCGGTGGTGAGATACCAACCGTTCGTGTCGGTCAAGAAGTGGTTTACGGTATACCCTTCAGGGATCGAGCCGTTGTTCTTCAGCGCGTTGATGTCGTTGTCTGCGGTACCGACGCGGAGTTCGGTTTCGAGCAGACGAGTAGCGACAAACATCAGGCTTGGTGGAACGACCAGTTTACGCGGTTTCGCGGCAATGAGCAGACCACGTTCATCAGTCCAAGCGGCAATCTGAATGACTGCAGCTTCAAGCGATGTTTCGTTAAGGTCAGCCTGCGTTGAAGGCGTGTTCGAGTTCGTACCACCAGATACCAACGGGTGCGAAGCCGAGAACAGAGCCACGCCATCGCCACCGGGGTAGCCAGAGCTAAAACCATTGTTCAGAACCGCAGCAGCCTTAGTCTGCTTGGTGTAGGACATCGCACGGGCGAGGGCCTTAGTATAACGCGCCGAGAGGCTGTCATACAAGTTATCTTCAATCGCTTCTTCAGTCAGCGAGAACCCGAGGGCAATCGTTTCATGGGTGTAGCGAGCAGTGAAGACTTCCTGACCGTTGTCATACGCGATGGCCGAACCTTCGTTCTTAACCGGAGCAGCGGAGAAGCCCGACAGCTTGGTTTCTTCTTCGAACGAACGCTCGGAGGTTTCGGTTTCGAAGATTTCCTTATGCTCTTCACCGTAGCGAGAGTATTCCAGACCGAACAAGGCGTTCAATCCCGGGAGGAGTTCCTTGAGGAGTTGTGCGCGTGAAATAGCCATGTGTTATAACTCCTCTTAGACGCCGGTTGGGTTAAGATAAGGGTGCACGCCTTGGTTCCACTTAACAACAACCTCGGTGTAAGAACCGGGGAAGCCAGCAGGCGAAGTTTCAGCGATTACATCGATGATACGGACAGGGAACGTTGAGGTAGTACCCGTAGTGCCACTAATAGCGACACGCGAGTCACCGTTGGTTACGTTACCAGCGTTCTGAACCAAAACAGCGTTCTCACCTACGTTTGCACGGGTGACTGTACCGATGGTGATGCCGCTCGAAACTACAGCAACCTTATACAGAGCATCAGGGTCATCTTGCACGAATGCAACAATATCAGTGATGTTCGTAGTAGCTGCGTAGAACTGTCGGAACGTCTTACCAAAGGTTGGATCGGTATACGAACAACCAAGGAAAACGCCAACGGGGGTGGCCGAGCTTGTGCCAGTGTCCTTGTCGAGCGTACCCGCGCTGTTCAACTTTACAACGTCACCAAAGAAAATGGCTGTTGCAGAGTTGGTAGCAATCGGGATCGAACGAGTGGCACTAGCAAAAACCTGACCGCCGATCAGATTGATCGGAATGAGACCATATGGTCCCGAAACAACAGGGTATGCCATGTTTCTAAACTCCTAAGATTATTTGCCTGAACCAAACGATGTTTTAGATTTACGCTCCGTAAAGAGCGGCATCCTCGGATCGTTCTCGCGCATGAAGTTGTTGTCCACGGAATCATTCTGAGTTTGGGTCTTTTCCTCGAAATATCTCCGACGTTGGGCCATAAACTCTTCTGGTACCTTGCACAGCAACAAACCTGCGACTTCGATGTTGTCTTTAAAACGACTGTCCGGGTCCACCATGAATTTGAACTGCGGTTGCTCTCCTATAGATACTGGCTCCCAACCTTCGCGGAGAGCAGCAGAAATATTACGAGCATCGTTTACACCGAGCGTGGAAACACGAACCCAACGGTACGTAAATCCGGGCTGCTTGTTTGGTTCGGGCAGCGTTGAAGCTGGTTGCCAAACCTTTAAGCGCTCTTCTTGTTCACGACTTTGACGAGGCGCACGCGCCACATCGACCTCATTCAGTTCATCCACAAGCCTATTCTGTACCATGATTACCGCTCCATCTTCATGACTTCCCGAGCATACTGCTCGGGGGTAAGACCCAATTTTTTCGCAATTGTAAGTTGGGACTGTCTCAACACGATCTTCTTGGCGGATGTGCTGCGTGATGCGGGTGCAACCACAGTTGCAGATTTGGGCTTCGGAGTATCCGAAACTTGCTTCTCTGACTCCCCAAAATATTCGGGGAAGCGCCGACCCATCGTTTTGTCAACGGCCTGCCAATACTCGTCGGTGCCCACAAACT